CCTGCAGGGTCTAACCACTTCGTATACTCAAAGTCCTCGATTGCAGTTTTCATTTGCATGAAATTATCACAAAGGTACATATCCTTGTATCCATTGTAATTGTTCCACTTTTGAATACGATAGTCTGGATGTCCATTCTCTAAGAGATCAGGCATCTTTACATACCTGTATGGATCATTCTGGCATAATACTTCAATCATTGATTTAGGTCATCTATAATACATTCTATCACAGCATTATAGTCTGCGTCAGGGTCTTCACCTGATAAATCAATTAATTGTAACCCTTCGTAATATCTTTTTACTTTCTTATATAATTTGGGATTCTTGATATCCAAGAATATTTCTTTGTTTGCTGCAGCACGTAAGGTGTTTAAATCCTTCTTAAACTTTGTAGTGAGAGTCATTGCTCTGTAATAGTTTACGCAAATATTATAGGAGAGAGTAACTTAAATGTCAAGTTTCTGCTCCACCACCTGTAGTCTGTATGCGTATCCATTCTTGTTCTTCTTTCTCCTTCAATAACTTATCCTTTCGGATATCTTCATGAAGTTTTTGAAGTGCCTTTTCTCTTTCAGTAAAATTCTTCATACTCTTACCACCACATCACCACCATCATCATCCTCATCTTCATCTTCATCGTCCAACTCATCATTAAGCTCATTAATACGATTCTTAAGAGATTTATATAGAGGATCTTGATCCTCTTTTTCTTCTCCAAAATTTACAGTCATTAATTCATCTCCTGTTTGAACGTTTTCCAATTCGGGATGAAGATCTTTTAGAATTGTCTTCGGATTATTTAGTTTATTTATATCAATAATATTTCTTACTATCAACATCACAGCACCCACTCCCAAAAGAATGGAAGTAATGATGAATATAATGTTAAACAAAAGTGTCATTTAGTTTTTCTTACTGGAACTTGTATAGTCCATGAGGGTGAACTCAATTCAACCATATCAAAATTCTTTTTAAATTCTTTCTCTCTAAGTCTCTTCTCTTTTTCAAATGATTGGGCAGGTTCATCTCCACGAGTCTCACCATAGTGAGGAATTTGAAATCCAAATGACTGACACTCTTCATCCTCACTCAAATCAATATTACAATCTTCTGCATAATCCCAGATGGCACGATCAACTTGACTAAAAAGAGAATCAAAAGTCATTCTCTTACGTAGATCATTTGCAATGTTGTCTACGTGCTCATCATCTAAATCAACTCCACATGGTCGTGCCTTAACAAGTTGGTTAAGGTTGATCACGATCTTACATTCATTGTAAATTGCCATAATTAATTTGAGAAAAGTCGTTTGATTGGTACTTGTCTTATTTTGTCTATAACATCACTCTCTACCTGTTCTTTGATCTGATCAATGACGTTTACATCAAGATGCATAAAAGGAGGAATAACTCCAAGTATACGAAGTAATCCATCAAGGAACAAGGCAAGGCAAGTAAATCCAAGAATCATACTGATGATAGTTGCTTCTCTATTATGCTTAGCCATAGATTCTTCATCTATGCGTCGTGCTTCCTCTACAGCAAAAGCAATCATTGAATCTACTTCTTCTTTAGTATAGCAGATTTTTTTGATTGTGTCTTCTGTCATCTTACCTCAAAATTTAATTTACGGACCTTTCTTTTCCGTCTTTGTTCTTGCCAAGCAAGATCCTGAGAAGTAAGACCATCCTTTTCTTTACTCTGATTAGATCTTACCACTATAACACTAGTTAGGTCAACTGCGGTGAATGTATCCTCATTTACAGTTAACATGTTAGGACATCCACAACTTTTAAATTGTGAATCACTTTTTACTTCAGTATTACACTGTTTACATCTTACTACAATCATTTTTCTTCTCTCTTTGTCATACCTTCATACCATAATTTAAAGGAATAAGCTGGCCATTGTCCATATAAACAAGCATTATTCGTTGATCCTCCAAAAGAAGTAGGAATAATTTGATGCTTATTTACTTTCTTAACATACTCCAACATTGAATCAAATTCCCGATCATCAATGGTTAAAGTCTTTGCATAATCCCAGAAAGGAGTATCATACTTTGACCCAAACTGATAATGCCAAAGTACAAAATTTTGAACTTGGTTAATATACTTCTTAACCTGCTTGCAAGCTTCTTTTATTTCTGGATTATTTTTATTAATTATATAGTCTCTAATACATCTTGTCCATCGCATATAAGTATGTGTTGAAGATGATTCAAGAGGTTCTAAAAAGAATAATCTATTACCATTTAAAATTATTCTATCATCTACTATAGGATTCTTAGCAAAATAATTTTTAAAATTAATATTATGATTTACTTCAACATCAAACATCTCTAAGAAATTATATTCTGCTACTTCTTTTTGAGTTATATTACTATTATAACAATACCCAACACAATAATCATGTGATGGTGATTCTTCATGTGTAGGTATTACAAATGTCCAACCATCAGGTGTGGCAACGTGACGACTCCATAATGCTTTAGTCGTATCCCAATTTGGTTTACCTAATAAACAAGCATTAATTGGATTAACTAACTCATCATAGTCTGTATAATTATCAGGTCTTCCTCTACAATCAAAAACATAATCAGCATCTACTTGATTTGGATCTAATACATCACTCTCTGTTACTTTAAAATGACCAGACTTTAAAATAAATGATTGCAATTCCCACGGACAATAATGCATTGCCATATGACTTGCAGGAAAATCATGAAATAATTTCTCATTATATTTTCCAAAACCTTCATATAATATACCACTTTTAAAGGTAGCATGTATAGGATTATTATACCAATTAAATCTAGTAGAACCCCACAACATAGAAGGAGGTTCCAATGTAGTAGCTTGACCTACTCTCTCTGGTGGAATTTCTGGATTGTATATTAACTCTACTTCTAAATCTTTTTCAAACCAAGAAAGGAATAAAGCAGTAAAACATCCACCATTACCACCACCAATAACACTAACTTTGGTCATCAAATGGTTCTAATGACATAACATCTAATCCTCCAGTCTTTCCATCCAAGTCAATCCATTCTTCAAATTCTGCATAGATCGCACGAGCATCTTCCATAGGTATATCAGAATCCAATCTGTCCATAGACCATTTTCTCACCTGTGCTACAACTTTATCAGTTTTGTCCAGTTCCATAATAATCTTTTCGGAAGTATCTTGAGAGGATGTTACTATTGTAGTACTTCGGTGTTCCGTCGTCAAGTTGTTCTGTAAGCACTCCGTGGATAAAGAGTTGCTTCGTTTCTTCGTAGTTTGTTTTGCCAGCTGTTTTATGTAAGCTGAGCATAACTCTGCTAAAGTTATGTCTACCCACCTGTTGAATTTCTTCTTTAAGTTCTGGACAAGACCCATAATACTTTTTCCAATCAGATTCAGATTTTACTTTTCTTTTCTTTCCTTTAGGAGTTCTAAACTTCCAGAAATATTTTCTACCGATGTATTGTCTACCATTCTGATTATTTGTAATACAGTAGACGAAACCGAAGAAATCATCAATATCGTCAGAAGTGAAATTTGTACCTTTATATAACCAGGGGTTTTCATAATCCATCCTAAAAGTTTTATATCATTCACTTTATTTAGATACCCCAAATATTTTTACAATAATCTCTAATAGAACGATCTGATGAGAAGAATCCTGACCTTGCAGTATTAATTAAAGACATTCTATTCCATCTCTCATGGTCTTTCCAAGCACTACTTACTCTATCTTGAGCATCTAAGTAATCAGAGAAGTCTGCAAAGACACAGAAAGGATCATGATTTATTAAATTATCAACCAAAGGTTCAAACTTTTCTTTATCACCTTGACTAAAATGACCACCTTTAATTAAATTAATAACTTCCCATACCTCATTACTCATATGGTTTTGAGGATAGTATCCTTTATTCCATAGGTCTGCAATCCCACTCTCATCATGCCCAAATAAGAAGAAGTTCTCCTCTCCTACTAATTCACGTATCTCTACATTCGCACCATCAAGTGTTCCTATAGTAAGAGCACCATTCATCATAAACTTCATATTACCTGTTCCCGATGCTTCCTTACCAGCAGTTGAGATCTGCTCAGA